TTAGTATGTTTTATAAAAAAGTGAAACGCATAGCCATTATAATGGATGAAATTGATGGAATGAATAATGGTGATAAAGGTGGTATAAATTCGTTAATAAAAATTATAAGACCGAAAAAAACAAAAAAACAGCGATTAGAAGAAACCACATTAAATCCCATAATTTGCATAGGAAATTATCATATTGATAAAAAAATAAAAGAGTTGATGAAAGTGTGTCATGTAATTGAATTGAAATCGCCAACAACCTTACAAATGACGTCGTTAATTGAAAAACTAATTCCTACGTTTCGCAATGAAGATATAAAATCAAATATGGTAAATTATATTCAAGGCGATTTGAGAAAGTTAACTATGGTTTATAATTTAGCCAACAATAATGAAGATATGTTAAATGATAATCTCATAACAAATATATTCTTAAAAAAATCATATAATGACGACACGCGACATATTACTAAAAAATTAATTAACGACTGTTATTCCATAGATGATCATATTACAATTATGAATGAGACAGACAGAACTATAGTTGGACTATTATGGCACGAAAATATAATAGATGTATTGGGTAAACTTAAAAAAGAAGAGTCAATACCTTTTTATTTAACTATGTTAGATAACATTTGTTTTGCGGATTATATTGACCGCATAACATTTCAAAAACAAATATGGCAGTTTAATGAGATGAGTTCATTAATAAAAACCTTTAAAAACAACAAACTGTATCATGATACCTTTTCGACAAAAAAGAAAGTAAAATTCAATCCAGCAGAAGTTCGGTTTACAAAGGTACTAACAAAATATTCAACGGAATATAATAACTCTACATTTATTCAAAATTTATGTCAAGAATTAGCTATGGATAAAAATGATATGTTCGCCTTTTTTTTAGATTTGAAAAATAAATATTCGGATGCAGAAATACCGACATTATTTGAAAATTATGACATAACAAAATTAGATATAAATAGACTATATAGGTATTTAGATAAATACATAAAGGAAAATGTAACTGAAACCGATGATGCGGAATCTGATTGTGATATATGCGACTAAGTAAGTATTTGAATATACTTGGACAAAGTATAATCAAAAATATATATTACAAATATGGATATACTATGCGGTGGTATGTCGTGCTAATTCAGACACACGTTTAACCCAATTTTGTTTGACTTGTGTAGACACTGAAGTAAAATGATGTCGTTCATATTGTTCAGGTGTATCATAATAAAGCATAAGCGGATCTTTTTTGCCTTTACGTCCTGTTGAATCCACCACTTTAAACAAAAAGTCTTCATCCGCAGTCCCAACCATATAATCATAATAAACGCCAGTAACTGCATTTCTAATTTGGCTTCCATGCAATCCTGTCCCGAAATTTTCAATAGTTACATATTTATAATATTTACCATCAGTCCCAACAGCATTAAATGGAAGTCTATATTTTTCGTATAATTTTCCATATCTATCTGCATTTTGCTCTTGATTAAAACTATCATCCAAATAGTGTTCCTGGTTCACAGTTGTTTCTAACAAGTCTTCGTAGTACATAGTCTACTATAATAATAGCAAATGTCTTTATATCCTTTTACATTATATTTGTTTATGATTTATTAAGTTCTTGTGTTGATTTAAGTTCTTGTGTTGATTTAAGTTCTTGTGTTGATTTAAGTTTTGCCAGTTCCATTGTTAGTTCCTTAACTCTTTTAAGAAGTTCAGTCACTAACATTTGTTTATCGGATAGTTTTTTATTACATTCATTTTGAAGTGACACCATATCCACTTGGGTATACTTGGGTGTATTCATTAACATTTCTTGATGTTCTTTCATCCGCTTGGCTCGCTCTTCATCTACTATTTTAATTTGTTTCATTATTTCTGGTTTATTTTCGGGTCTACCAGGTTCATAAGTTTCCAAAAGAGAATTCATATCGTGCATGTAAAATTGTTTTAGAACAGGGTCTGTAACAAAATCATCTACTGTATAAGGCGACTCAGTAATTTTGGTTTGTTCTGGACGTTCCAACATCTTTTCTTTATTTAACGAATTATGTTTATGAGAAAACACTAATATAGACTTTAATGGATTTAGTTGTATTAGTGGGATGGTATATCCTTTTGTAAATTTCTGCTCTTCAGACATAGACATGGTATCGTCATATTTAGTTTGATTAAGTAATTCTTTTCTGAATGCAAATGTGGCTGCAGTTGAATGGTAATCTTTATAAGGACCGCATTGGAAGACCTTATTTCTTGAATCGAAATACACATGCATTTCTGATGTACCCGCGATTAAAAATTTTGGATTAACTTGCAACATTTCTACCGCATGTGATACGCGTTCAGGTGGATAATAATCGTCGTCATCCATATACACGAAAATATCTCCAGCACATTTAGTGTGCATTAAGTTACGTTTTTTACCCAACAGCATTTTTTTGTCATAATAAAAGTATTTGACTTGGGGAATATGTTTCACAAGGTCTTCAATAGGGTCTGTTCCATCATCAATAATTATCCATTCTATTCTATCTTTAGGATATGTTTGGTGTTCGAAACATTTAATCATAAATGGAATAAATGGACGTCGATTAAAAGTTGGGGTGCAGACACTAACAAATGGCAAGACATGGTTGTTTGCCTTGCGTTTATTATTTTTTCCCATAATATAAATAAATTACTACTATTTATATTAGTTTATGTCATTATTATTATTATATGTTTCTTATATTGTTTTTATAAGGGGTTATATTTGAATAATCATTGTTAGTAGGATGTTTGGGAACCATAACAGGTACATCGGTAGGCACGGGTGTTGGATTTACGTAAGGTTTTTGTGCGGGGGGTTTAGGTACCGAAATCGGTACTGGCGTTATAGGTACTGGCGTTATAGGTACTGGCGTTATAGGTTCCATCGCTGTACCCCCAACATTAGTTGGTTTAGTTAATTCTCTGGGTTTATTATTTTTGAGAATTGTTTTTATATTTTCGTCATCTATAGGTATTTGTGAACAAACATTGACTAATTTTGGATTTTTTGTAGTAATATCAATAATCGTCGCTTGTTTTATATTTTGATTAATTTTTAAACTAAACCCTTCAGTATTAGGCAAAGGCAGTTCATTTGTATACAATCCCATAAAATAGGCGAATAATACAGCAATTATTATGCCTATAATAGCATTATTTCCTAAATATTTCATTCCGTTTGAGAATAAGCTTACTGTAGCAAGAATAAAAAAGAAATATTTTTTATAGGCAATAGTATCTGTTATATAATCCATAACGTTTTCATTTGTTGTGCTGTTTTTTTGTTTATATGTAGCCAATAATGGTGCAATTAAAGCATATATAGTAAAAAATGGCGGAACAACAAATGCCGATAATGAACCTATAGGTACCCATAAAAAGAAAAATAATAATAATTTAATAAATCGAATAAACCCAATTTGGTCCATTTTTTCCCATTCGTTATCATTTTTGGACGACGCCACACGAAATAATTGTGGTATGTTCATTATATGATAAAATATGCTTATACATATGTTAAAAAAGTATAATCCTAACCATAAAAAAATTCCAAAAAAGCCATATAAAATCATAATAACTGATTCGGGAAGATAACTTAAATAAAAGAAAAGCATGTTAATTGCTAAAAAATTTTTAGCAACAATATTGTCATAAACGAATGAAAAATAAAGTGGTAAATTCGCAAATAACCCATTGGTGGGCACCGCTGATTTTTTCAAGGAACATAAGAAATTTTTATTAAAACTGTCTAAATATTCTTTGGAATTAAATAGTACCTTTTGTGATAAAGTTTCTGTATTTTCAGAAAACATAGATGGTCGCGTAATATTTATATCAATAGGTATTGGTTTAACTTCTCGGTCAAACATGGTAAAAGGTGCGTAATCTATATTATCGGGCAATATATTTGATTGCGCAACCTTAGTAGTATATAATCCTAACCCACCAATAACAAAAATAACTATTCCTATGGTGAAAATAATACTCAGTAAATAATTAGTTATAAAACCTTTAAAATCAGGTGAGTTCGTGGTTGTTCCCGTTTCTTCTGCTTTTTTTTCATCTATAATACTGGTAGTTTGTGTAGTCGACATATGTTATAATAAATATATATTAAATTATTACACTTAACCAATAATATTTGGAACCGGCTATAAACCATTTGGAACCGGCTATAAACCATTTGGACCCGGCTATAAACCATTTGGAACCGGCTATAAACCATTTGGAACCGGCTATAATCCATTTGGAACCGGCTATAATCCATTTGGAACCGGCTATAATCCATTTGGAACCGGCTATAATCCATTTGGAACCGGCTATAATCCATTTGGAACCGGCTATAATTAAGTCGCGTACATTAATCCCACATTGCCACCAATAAAGTTAACTACATTAATTCTTTCTTCAAACAAATGTAAATCAAAATTATAATCATAAATTCTCCAGGTTGGTTTATTTACACCTATAACCGTACCTGTTTCTGGGTCACATATATTTAAACTTTGTGCAAGTGGATCCAATGGCGGAATTATAGTTGTAAATTCCAATTCTATTTGGTTAAATCGGCTCATATTTATTGCACCTGATGGTTGCATAACAGAATTATTCGAATTGATACTAAAATTATAACAATATAGCCCTGGGGGCGCACAGCCTGTTGTCCTTACATATTTTTCTATAAAATCATATACGCCAGCTGGTTGTATATTTTCCCTATACGAGCCATCCAATAAAATCCCCATAGCCACAAGTATTAATTTATCATTTTGTGGATTATATGTTTGATTTATAAGCATCCCTGTTAAGGTTCCATCAGGATTAACACCTGGACCAATTTCTACAGGTGTTAGCACACCATTGATACTTCTATATACCGTATATGTTCCATATGTTGGGGCTTGTATTACATTTACAGGCAAATAATTATACGGCCAGTTTGTGTAATTCGACCATTCGTTCCTTAAATTGGCATCACTTCGTTGAAAATAAAATAACCAATTAGAAACCAATCCCAACGACTCTAATTCTGCCTTATTTGGTCCAGTTACATTATGAAATATTTGTTCATTCACTTGTTTAATTAAATATTTTTGCTCTTGTAAGGCAAATAGGCGCTCTTCATCTTTAGATAAAAAACAATATGTACAGTTTAAATGAACATCCGCATTCCACAAAGTTCTTGTATCGGAATATGAATTGATTTCCATATATACATCAGGGGGCGGTTGTAAAAAACGGTAAAATTGCATATACCATGAATTGAAATTGGGCGATATATAAGGATAATTATTGATAGCATCAAACACATCACGGATTACACATATTTGGTTTATGGGTTTGAATGTAATATTTATATGTAATTCATTATATTGTAACGATGTTAATGGAAAAGCCATTTGTGATTTTAATCCAAACCAACTGTTTAAAGGGATATATAAAATTCTTCCACGAATAGATGGTTCGGGTCCGGCTAAATCTTCTGTATAATACGCATTTGGATATGAGTTGATACGTGAATTCGCATTAGCCGGGTCAACTAAATCTGGAACTTGTCCAATCATTTGATTAAATAATTCACGCTTAGTGACGCTATAGTCCCGCTGTACCGATGCTAATAAATAATCGCCAGAATATTCCTGTAATGTATAATTTCCACAAGTAATACTAATTTTGGATATCATTTTAGCGCCAATGTTTTCTATCCATTTAAATTCATATGGTGCCCATTGTTCTATATTTCCAAACCCTTGATAGTCTGTTTGTTCTGTTATTTGTTGCGGTGGCAAAATTCCACTCCAAATATTCGGCAACGCAACCGATAAATAACAATCCATTAATAAATCCGCATATCTAGGAATTTTAAACGTAAATACGGATTCTTCTGATAGTCGTAGGGTTTTACTACCTTCGTAATCTACCCTGAATTTTTGGAGCCCAAAATTGGTATATTGGTGATATGTACTTTTAAAAAATGATTTTGTAGGATTACCAGTCAATATAATGTTTTGTTGTCCTGCTGAAACAAGATTCATAAGACCCCCTGCCATATTTATAGTATACTAACATATTTTTAATTACTTATTCGTCGCAATATACTATTTTAGGAAATTATACTAAATATTTATCATTATACTATGCTTTTTTTAAAAGTATAGTATAATATGGACGCTACTAACCGAATAAAAGAAATGACAACAAATGCGATAAAATCATTATCCGAATTAAAAGAATCCACGTCGGTTGTATTAATATCCGTAGTTTCTCTTATGATTATTTTAATTGCACTTATTTATTTTATTTATTACCGTAATTTAAAAAGCCAAAATTGCAAAAAAATGGATTCTATTTATGGGACATTAAATGGCAAAATTAAATCTATCGATAATTCAGAACAATTTAACTATACATTTAAAGATTATTATATTAAGACCGCATATAACTGCTGTAGTGGTGGCAATTATACGAATGATTATGTAGGCTTATGTGTTATTAAAGATTTGTTAAAACAAGGTGTAAGAGGTCTTGACTTTGAAATTTTTTCAATTGATGAACAACCTGTTGTTGCGACATCGACCAGTGATAGTTATTATATAAAAGAAACATTTGACTATATTAAGTTTATAGATGTTATGAATGTAATTCGTGATTATGCTTTTTCGACATCCAATGCACCCAATGCATTAGACCCCATTATTATTCATCTCCGTATTAAAAGCACTAATCAAGCAATGTATCAGAATTTTGCGAAACTATTGGAAAAATATGATGCCATATTATTAAGTAAAGACTATGATTCCGAATATTATGGTAAAAATTTCGGCGATGTAGAATTGAAAAAATTAATGGGTAAAGTAGTTATTATTGTAGATAGAACTAACATAGCATTTTTAGAATGTCCTGAGTTTTATAAATTTATTAATATGACAAGTAATTCCATATTTATGAGAGCATTGCATTATTATGATATTAAATATACAACAGATATGAATGAACTCATCGATTTTAATAAACAAAATATGACCATTGGAATGCCTGATAAAGGTTCTAATCCTGATAATCCTAGTACAGTTGTAATGCAAGAAATGGGTGTTCAAATGTTAGGAATGCGATATCAAAAAATAGACACAAATGTAGAAGTAAATGATATATTATTTGACGAAAATGGATATGCATTTGTTTTAAAACCAGAAAATTTGCGTTATATACCTGTTACTATACCATTGCCACCCCCACAAAATAAAGAGTTGGCATTTGCACCTAGGAATGTAGAATCGGATTTTTATAATTTCACTATTTAGATTTATTATTTATATACTATGTTGCAAATTGCAATTTAGAATATATTTATAATAATATGCATGCGCCTAAAAACATTACAAACTAATAAAAGATCTCCTATAAATGAAACCTATTATGTAGATAATCGTCAATGTGTTTGGTTAAAAACATAAGATAATACGTTTATTAGACCTTCTAGGTATGACATATATTCTCATATATGTAACATAAATAATATGCGACCAAAAACCCAAATATATTATAGTTATTTAACTCTGAATACGACAGAAAAAATAGTGATTAGTTAATTACATATTTATTGGGTTAGTTTATTTCAATAAATAGGTTAGTTGGTTTGATTTGTTGTAGTCATAGGACATTATATTGTAGGACAGATTATGAAAAGACCAACGTTTATCTAAATTATTAACCGCGATTTCCCAGGTTATGTTTCGGTTCATGGATAGGATATCATACGCCCACGGTATTATATTAGGATTGGCTTCAACAATATCCCAGGTAATGTTTGGATTTTCACTAAGGTGATAGTAATCCCATGGTATATCAGGATTGGCTAGAATAATATCACAGGTAATGTTTGGATTTTCACTAAGGTGATAGTAATCCCATGGTATATCAGGATTGGCTGTGACAATATCCCAGGTGATGTTCTGATTACAACTTAGCCATGAGTAGTTCCATGGTTTATCAGGATTGGATACAACAATATCCCAAGTGATGTTCGGATTTATAGATACAAAATTGTAATCCCATGGGTTGTCAGGTCTATCCCGAATAAAATCCCAAGATATATTTTTATGTCTACTTAATTCGCGATAGTTCCATTGTTTATCGGGATTTGCGATGAGAACAGCTTCAGTTATAGACCCATGGATATTAGAACTATATGCAAATGTGTCCCACCGGGTCCAGTACAAATCTAGAGTAGATACTATAGTAGCCCATGTTATATCAGAACGACTACTAATCATCGCAAAGTCCCATTCTTCGTCTGGGTTTTCACATATAATGTCCCACGTAATGTTTAAGTTATGACTTAACCACTCAAAATTCCATGGTTTATCACGGTTCGCCTGTACGAAGTCCCATGTGATGTTGGGGTTCGCACTAAGACGCCAATAATCCCAGTTTAAATTAGGATACTTAATCACGTCTTCCAGAGTGATATTTGGATTAGCACTTATAGCTGACATATTCCAGTCAAGAGTCGGATTATCTAAAACTGCTTCGAATGGAGTATCGTAATATTTATATTCTTTAGGTTCAGGGACATTAGTTGTTTGTGGTAATTGGATTTTTAGAAATAACAACAAGGTCGCGTACAGTTGTACACAATAATTGGTTGCCAATTTGCGAAAGATGGTGAAATTGTTCATACTAATAATAATTGTATCGTAATTATACTTTTACAAATTTATTTCAATTTTTTGTGGTAAACATAATATATTTATAAAACAACTTAAAGACATTCCTACAAATTTAAGTAATTGACAAATGGAATTAAATGATACCAGCAATGACAGCGAATGGATGAAGCAGTCCTATAGTAAGCCATCCGAGCAAGAGCACGAGCAAGTAAATAAAAGTAAAACATTCATTGTTCGTGAAATATTAAAACATAGCTGTTGTGCAAAACCAAACATAATGGTTACCAATGATGGTAATAAGACACAAAAGTGTTTGAGTTGCGGATATATTGTATCTTATAAGTAATATTACAGACGACTTTTTACAATAAGTAGTAAGTCATCTATGTTCAAATTTAGTTGTTCTACAAATACTCCCAAGTCTAAATCCAACATAATGTTACTGTCGTCTTCACGAAAGTCATCATTGTTTACATAAAGATCTAAGCCTTTGTTAGTTGTGATATCTTCGTCTATAGTATTATTATTATACAATACAAGTCTATCACATTCGTCACACAATCCATAAAGTACTATATAAGTAGTGCGATTGACAGATATATAATATGTTTGTATTCGTGGGTCATTATATTGTATACAATATTTAGGATTGTATGAATGCAAATCTGAAAGCACTTTTTTACATAACTTGTTCATATTTAAATTACGCAAAGCCATACATAAATATTGTAAATACGTTTATACTCTTTTACAACAGTATATTTTAGATGTAATATATATATATATATATATGAAAGACAAAGACATATGCGATAAAAATATGACATTCGATGATTGTGAATTGGCAATATTAAGAGCAGCCGTAGATAAAGCGGAAGAACAGCAAGGCAGAAAAACCGTTAATTCACCTGAAATTAAACATATTATAGGCATTGTTGAAAACTTTTTAAGAAAAAAACAATTAATTTGCTATGGTGGAACTGCCATAAATAATGAATTACCTAAACAAGACCAATTTTATAATACCGATGTTGAAATTCCCGATTATGATTTTTATAGTTCAAATGCACTTAAAGATGCCAAAGAATTGGTGGACTTATATACATCTAATGGGTTCCAAGAAGTCGAAGGCAAATCAGGTCAACATCATGGTACTTATAAAGTTTTTGTAAATTTTATACCTGTGGCTGATATAACCCAAATTCCAAAAGATTTATTTAACAGTATTAAGCGAGATGCTGTTAAAGTCGCTGGCATATTATACTCACCCCCCAATTTATTACGTATGAATATGTTTTTAGAATTATCACGTCCTGCTGGCGATACAAGTCGTTGGGAAAAAGTATTAAAGCGATTAACACTATTAAATAAACATTATCCATTAACTGCTAAACAATGCGCTAACGTTAAATTTCAACGTCAAATGAATGATTCCGAATATGCCGACAACATTTATGAAAATGTCCAACAATCATTTATTGATCAGGGTGTGGTATTTTTTGGTGGTTATGCATTATCACGGTATTCGGAATATATGCCTAAACATTTAAAAAAACAATTAGAAAAAATACCCGATTTTGATGTGTTATCTGAAGAACCCATGCTAACTGCCCAAATAGTACAAGAAAGATTGACTGCTATAGATGTTAAAAATGTGAAAATAATTAAGCGACCTGGGGTAGGTGAGGTTATTGCCCCACATTATGAAATTAAAGTTGGTAAAGATACTATTGCGTTTATTTATGAACCATTAGCGTGTCATAGTTATAATGTTATAAAAGATTACGGATATGACGTAAAAATAGCCACCATAGATACCATGCTTAGTTTTTGGTTAGCATTTTTATATGCGGATCGTCCATATTATGATAAAGATCGCATATTATGCATGAGTAACTATTTGTTCGATGTTCAAGAAAAAAACAGATTGGCACAAAAAGGATTACTTAAACGATTTAGTATTAATTGTATGGGACATCAAGAAACCGTCGAAGAAATGCGAGCCGAAAAAGCGAATAAATATAATGAACTTAAAAATAAAAAGGGAGACGAATATGATGAATGGTTTTTAAGATATAGACCTAGTGATACAACTGGGGATGCAAAATCAAATAGCAATGCAAAATCGAATAGCCACGCAAAATCGAATAGCAATATAAGGTCGATTACACCTAACTATGAAAACAATCCAACAACACGTAGGCGTAAAAATAAAACAAAAAAGAAACGAGGATTTTTCTTTTAAACATGTTTATTTTGCAGTAATCTTTCAACAAACCTATTTTTATCATTATTTGCGTTCATATAAATATTGTAAATTTCCGCAGGTGAATAAAAGTTATCTTGAATATTTGTTAGTTTATTCAAATCCATAGTTTCGCCGAATAAATGCACGTGTATTTCGTTTATTATCTCACGCGATGCATTCGCTAATTCCAAGCTTACATCTATTCTACCTGGGCGAATTAATGCAGGGTCTAAGTCGTAATAATGATTGGATGATATAATCATTATTCTTCCAGGAGTTTCGCGAATGCCATCCCATAAATTTAAAATATCGTCTAATGTAACTGGTGCTTCCATATGTAACAACTTATTTGTATTACTTTTTTTATCCGTGGTTGATGTTGAAATGGTATCTAATATTTCGCTTATATCTATATTTGAGGTAGCAGATAATTCATCTAAATTTAGTTTGTTTTTCAACTTGATGACCGAATTTAGTTTCTCTTTTTCTGTCTCTTTCTTTTTATTTCTATCCATAACTATATCCCCAATACAATCTATATCTTCAAACACAATGATTTTCTTATC